AATGGTGGGGTAAGTACCCACAAGCGAATATTGCTATCTTTTTGGCAGGCAGTGGTTTATGCGCCGTTGATATCGACCCTCGAAATGGTGGTGATTACACCATTGAAGTGCTTGAGTCTGAACATGGCAAAATTGACAGTGATGTATTGCAGCTCACTGGTGGCGGTGGTGAACATCGTGTTTTTTTACTGCCATCGGGCGATGTCAAATTACCAGGTACTTTAGGCAAAGGCGTCGATTTTAAGTCAAACGGTTATATTATCGCCGAACCATCAAGCCATGTCAGCGGTAATAGTTATATGTGGGAGATGAGCAGCGACCCATTGGCGGGCGCGGTGCCAAGTCCATTACCGGATTGGATACGCTCGTTTAATGTCAATGCAGCTCACGCAAGTAACGAAACTGGCACGCTACACAATGGCATGAGTGATAACCAATATTATGATGTGCTCGAAGCGCTGCAATTCATCGGTAGTGATGATCGTGATACATGGCTAAATGTGGGTATGGCGTTGCAAGCCAGCGGCGACAAGCGTGCCTATCAAATGTGGTGCGACTGGTCGCAGGCAAGTCCGAAATTTGACCAAAACGACCAATACCGCGTATGGCGCAGCTTCAAAGGTAAAGGCCTTGGTAGTATCGACTTACCAACCATCTTTAAACTTGCCCAGGATAATGGGTGGGTTAATTCAAACGCTAAACTAGCTACTTTACCAGTAATTGAAGCAAGCGAAGAGATTTCATTGAATGAAAAGCTTGCGAAAAAGAATAGCGCTAAGCGTGTGCCAAGTGAACTGTTAACTTTTCCAGTTGCGATTTTAAATGAAGTGGCGGATTGGGTAGAAGGTTTTAGTCGTGAGCCACAGCGTCAAATTACCATGCAAGGTGTTATTTCGCTAGCAAGCGTTATTTGTGGCCGTCTATATCAATCAACCGAGGGTAATACTTCAAGTCTTTATTTATTAACGCTGGGTGATACGGGTATCGGTAAAAACTACATCAAAACTAGCGTGCAACAAGCCCTAGTCGAGATGGGTTTTTCTAACATGATATCGGGTAGCGGCAATACGTCACATGGTGCGGTATTTTCTGCCATGATTGATGCGCCTTGTCATATCCAAATCATGGATGAAATTGGCAAGCATCTACAGACTGCACGTAAGCAACAAAATGGTCAAATTGCTGAAGCCTTTAGCACACTGGTCGAAGTTTACTCATCGACCACCAGTTTGATGATTCCTAAAAACTACTCAAACATGGGACGTAAAAAATCGGACCGTGTCAGTAAGCAAGAACAAATTGTCCATAGTCCAGCTGTCACATTAAGCGGTTTGGCTACACCTGGTCAAGTCTATGAAAACTTGTCAACCAAAGAAATTGAAGACGGTTTTTTAAATCGTTTTATCGTGGTTGATATCACTGAGCCACAATCGCCTCGTCAAAAAAGCCGCCGGGTACCATTACCCAGTCACATTGTGGAGTGGGGGCAGTCAATACGTCACCTTGAGCCAAAAACGCGCACGGATTTAACTGGCGTAGAGGTGGCTCACAATATGATTCCTACCTTTACCGTCGTTGAATTTGACGATATAGCAATGGATATTTTTGATGGTTTTTATGACCATTTAAAAGAATGTGAGGCTAAAGGCGAGTTTAAATTACCTGATCTAACACGCCGCTGGGTAGAAAATGCCATGCGTATGGCAACTATGCTTGCAGTTTGTGCTGATTGTGAAAATCCTGTGATTACCGCTGAATTGGCAGATTGGTCAATCAAATATGTGAGCTTTTATGGCCGAGCATTTATAGAGCAAGTCTCTGCCAAAGTCGCTGATACCGAATTTCATCGTTTATATCTAGCTGTTTACGACCTGATCAAGCGCTCAGAAGGTAACGGCATGACTGAGCGTGATTTAGCAACATTTAGCCGGTTATTTGCTGCCAGTATGCCAGCGCAGCGTGACCAAGTGTTTAAAGCCCTATTGAGCGAAGAGCGTGTTATGCAAGTGGCAGTTAATAGCGCGTCTGGACGTGGTCGCAAACGTGTATGTTTTATCCTGCCACAGTATTTTAATGTTTCAAGCATGGTTGAGCAAAATTAATTCTGCAGACAACGCAGACAAAATGCAGACGTTAGTGTCTGCAAATATAACTCAGCAATACCAAGCCTTTTAGCATTGTTGCAGACATGAGACGCTATATACCTAGCGTTGTCTTAATTTTAAGTATTATTTACACCCTATATATATAGTGTCTGCATAATTAAAAATATAGCTTAAACATAGATATATCAAGGGTTATAAATGCAGACAAAAGCGTCTCAACAATGCAAAAGAATTAAATTAATTAAAGATTAATCAAAATGAAAAAACTCAATCTTTTAGCCCAATTCACAATGCCAGTACCGCCGTCGGTGAATGGTTATTTAAAACATGATAAACGTGGCATCACCAGACTATCTGACGAGGCGCGTGAGTACAAGATGGATGCTTACCAAGCTATTGGTCGTTACGTACCATCTGAGCCATCTACGAAGCGTTTAGCATTAGAGCTGATCATTCATTTTGGCAGTAAAGCAATTGACGCCAAGCGTGATTTAGACAACTGCCAAAAGTTAATTTTGGATGCGCTTGAATATGCCAGGTTTTTTAATAATGACCAGCAATTGGATGAAATTGTCTGCAAGCGCGGCGAAGTGATTAACGGCGGCTTGATTGAAGTTACCTTGTGTGAAATCGAATAAGTTGGTGCGGGCATGATGAATAAATTTGGTTACTGGATAGCAATTGTGGTTTTAATCGTGTTGAACCTTGTATTTCTATTTATCTAAGGAGCGAGTATGTGTATGAAAACAGAACAGGATATTGCGACTATGGCAGAAGATAAAGCGTTTGATGAATTGACAGCCAAGCAATCAACTATCGAAGTTGGTAGCGTGTGGCGACATCGTGATTATCAAAATAAAGTGTTGGTTATCAATGCTGAATCAAAAATTGAATGTCGTCACCCAGACGGCGAGGACATTTTAATAATGCCTCGTGATATGTTTTTAAAAGTCTATACGTTACATGCGCCTGCGCCAGTTAAAGATAAAACCATCAAAGCTCATACTATTTGCCAATCGGCCATCGATACGATGGTCGAACGTGGTAAGACTTATGATAAAGACGATAAGCAAGAGGAGCGCTCAATGGGTAAAACCGTAGCGGCGTTTAATGCGCTTACGGGCCATAGCTTGACCGAGGAGCAAGGTTGGTTGTTTATGGTTACGCTTAAAATGGCGCGGGCCCAACAAGGCTATTACAAGGATGATAATTATTTGGATGGTACCGCATATTTTGCATTGGCGGGTGAGGCTGCGAGCGTGGAGCGTAAAGCCAATGACAAACTACCTTAAGTTTGACCAGCGCAATATATCCTTGGCGGATATTATCGACATAAACAACGATGACTATGCCAAGCGCCAGTTAAAGATTAAACGTAAGCACAAACACAAAACCAATCGTAATAGCAAACAGCGGGGCAGTAATCAGTGATTAAGCAACAAGACATTAAAATCTTATTAACCCGTTGGGGGCAGTGGTCAAATATCAGTAGTGATATCGCTGGCATTGGTTTTAAATCCATTTGGCATAGCTTACTACCGCAACACGGGTGTCCCAACACTGGAAGTAGTTATGAAGTTGATAGCGATATGCTGGCGATTGATAGCGCAATGCAGTGGCTTAAAGAACATAGTAAATTTGACTACCGAATATTGAAGCTCAAGTACCGCTATGGCATGAGTTACAATCGAATTGCTGATAAGTTGACCAAAGAGTTACCGCAGTATCGTAAGAACGGGAAGAAGATGTGTGATAAATACGCTAAGAAGCTCGTTGATATGGCAGAAGATACGCTCGTTAAATACCTTGAAAATAATCATTGACATTCAACCGAAGCAATGATATAAAGTCTGTAATAATGCGGTTAAGTGTAGATACATATAGCATTATCCTTAAAATGGAAATATCAGATACACCCGGTGCTGCTAACACCTAAACAAGCTGTCTAATCGAATGATTAGATGGCTTTTTTATTGCCCATTCAAAACCTATGCAACGCAGTACACACACGAAATGATGACAGACTGTACGCAGGTTTTACGCTCGAAAGGGCGGTTTTTATTCACTAAAGAGAGGCTTACTTAACAAAGGGGGTGAGCGTGTCAAAACTCACAGCCTACGATGAGTTAAAGCCAAGACAGCAAAAGTTTGTAGATGAATTTATAGCAAATCAAGGTAATGCAACCAAAGCCGCTATTTCGGCAGGGTATAGCGAGAAGTATGCAGGTGCTAATGCTGATAAATTACTAAAAAATACTAAAATTGATGCGGCTATCAAAGAAAGACGGATTGAACACAAAGAGCGCAATAACGTGACGATTGATAGCTTAGTTGCAGAACTCGAAGAAGCAAGATTAAAGGCACTTGCTGCTGAAACGCCACAATCAAGCGCAGCCATTGCAGCAACACTAGGCAAGGCTAAATTATTAGGTGTTGGTAAACTTGCTGAATTAGAGATTGCCTTAAAACAGGCAGAACTTGAACAGACACAAGGCGAAAACAACAACGAAACACCAACACCAGTTAACATTGTAGTGGAAGTAAAGGACGCTAGACGAAATGCCGAGCCTGAACATACCACAAGCGCAGTTTCTCAACCTACCGAATAAATTTAGAGCCTATGTGGCTGGTTTTGGCGGCGGTAAAACATGGTCGGGGTGTGCAAGTCTTTGTAAGCACCACTGGGAATTTCCAACAGTCAATAGCGGCTACTTTGCACCAAGTTACCCACAGATTAGAGATATTTTTTACCCAACCATTGAAGAATGTGCGTATGACTGGGGTTTACGAGTTGATATCAAGTCAGCAAACAAAGAGGTGCATTTTTACAGTGGTCGCACTTATCGCGGCACAACGATTTGTCGCTCAATGGACAATCCATCATCAATCGTTGGCTTTAAAATAGGTCAAGCCTTGGTTGATGAATTAGACACGCTGCCAACTGACAAAGCGCGTGAAGCATGGCGTAAGATTATCGCGCGTATGCGTTACAAAGTGCCCAAGCTTAAAAACGGCATTGATGTAACAACAACACCTGAGGGATTTAAGTTTACTTACGAGCAGTTTGTCAAAGAAGCAAACAGCAGCCAGCGCAAGGGTGAGTTATACGGACTTATTCAAGCGTCA